CTCTTGTTGCACCTCGGGCCCTTCGATGAAGGCGGGACCAAAAACAATCTCCGGGTTCAGTTTAAAACGTGGTACAGCGAGGCGATCGATCTTCACAAATACAGCGTGATCAAAGTCGAGGCCGAGAAGCTCGATCGGATCAACGATATCCGCGCGGCGGCCGGGCTTGAGCGCTTCGAGTATTTCCGGATCCGCTCAATGAAGCGCGCGGCGGATCTCAAAGTGGAGATCTCCGCGCAGGCTTATCCCCGCGCCTATTACAACGCGATGGAATCGTGGACCATCCCGCCACCGATCACCGGTGCGCCGGGGCTCGTGAATCCGGGTGGCGATTTCCTCACGCCGCCGGGCGTGTTGCCAATCGATAGCGGGAGCGTGATCGTTGAAACCGATCGCTTGATCTTCAAAGTGGCCGAGGTGGTTTAAATCATGCCGAGCAATTATGCCGCGTTTGATGTGATGTTTGAGAATGACGACGGGACTACCACGCCCGCGCCGGTTGAGACCGTGCATGTGTATGACGCGACGGCCCTCGCGGCGCTTTCCGATCTCGTGACTGATAGCAACGGCCACATCCCGGCCGGGACCGTGAGCGGCGCGGCCGGGACCGTGTTGCGCTTTTGGGTGGACCACGGCGACGGCCGCGTGGGTTATGCCGAGGTGATCACAACATGAACCTTTTGATCGCACCCTCGGGCGGCCGCAATCTCGTCGTGAGGCCCGGCGCGCGGCCAACCTTTTACGCCATGGCGACCTTGCAACCGGCGATCGTTGAGGTTTATTGGCGTTATGCGGACGAGCCACCAAACGCCGCCAAATTGATCGGGCGATATTTACCGGGCCAACAGATCGGGGTCCCGGTAGATCGGAGCGTGCACCGGGATATCTATCTCTCGACGATCTCGATCTCGGCGGGCGGCGTGCGGTCCGTGCGCGACGTGCGCGACGCGCCCGCGCTTTTGGTCTCGCTCTAATTTTTTTTTGGAGGTTTCAGACTATGACACCAACCGTCGAGATCATCGATCTCTCGCATCACAACACGATCCCGCAGGACCTAACGGCCGCCAAAGAGGCGGGCGTGCTCGGCGTGATCCATAAGCTCACCGAGGGGAATAGTTTCGTCGACGAGAAGGCCGCCGCGCGCAACTTTCTTGCCAACGAGGCGGGGCTCTTGTGGGGCGTTTATCATTTTTTGCGGCCGGGCGATATGGGCGCGCAAGTCGATTTTTTCCTTAGGACCGCGCACGAGCTCGACGTGCTCGACGCGCGCGCCCTCGTTTGTATTGACTACGAAGATCCGGCCGTGAGTCTCGCCGATCTTCACGAGGCCCTCGCAACTCTGCGAAGCTTGAGCGGCCGCGCACCGGTCCTCTACGCAGGCGGCGCGCTCAAAGATAAAGGCGGGGCCGAGGCGATGCCGGAGTTAAGAGCGTTCCGGCTTTGGTTGGCACAGTACGCCGCCGAGCCCGAGTTGCCCGCGGGCTTCGATCACTTTTGGGCGTGGCAGTTCACCAAAGAGGGCACGATCGCGGGTGTCAACTCGCCGGTCGATCTCAACCACTACGCGAAAGCACCGGCGCGCTTGCGCTTCGATTGGGCCAATCCGGAGATGCCTTGCTGACGGGGATCCGGGAACTATGGCGGGAGCTCGACGAGTTCGCGCGATCGGTGATCGGCACGGCGATCGCGCCGGGCACCGGGACCGCGCGCTTCACGTGGCAATGTGCTTTTTGCGCTTGTTGGAATCGTGAGGACGAGACGCTTTGCAGACAATGCAAAGCGATCCGCGGCTCGCACCCGCTCGGGCGTTAACGGTCCGGCCGCAAAAGATCCGCCTCGATCGCGTTGGCCGTCTCGCGCAAGATCTCGGGCACGGCCCAAAGTGTTTCGACGTCGCCCTGCACCTCTAAACCGTGGCCGCGCTCGCCGCCGAAGATCACGAGCACGATCCCGCGAGCTTTGGCCGCCTCGCGGGCCACCGTGGCGATCGCGTCATACTTGCCGGGGCCTTCCATTAGTAGTCCTCGGGCTCGATCGTCTCGCCGAGCTCGACAAGTTCGCGCGTGCCGTCTCGGCCGCTCAAACTCCACCCGCAAAAGCACCGGGCGAGCTCTTGGTGGATCTTGCCCTCGCGATCAAGGTGCACATGCAACCGGCACCGGGTGCACACGTCCGCGCCGCAATAGCGCGAGAAGATGAAATCGTGCGGCGCGCAATCGGCCGGGTGCTTCATGTTTCGATCCTTTCCGTGGCCGTGAGCTCCCGGACCTTGCGCGCCCACGCTTCATCGGTGGCCGCGTCGATAAAACCGATCGCCGCGTAAAACTCGATCTGTACATCACGAGCGCCGCGGCAAAGCCTCGGGGCCTTTCCGGTCCGGGCGTTGATCGCATTATTCGCGCCGGTGCTATGGCAGATCCGCGAGGCCTCGCCGAGCGCCGAGGCGGCGAGATCCGGCGCGAGATAACTGTAACGAGATCCCGCGCGGAAGGGGCACGTCGCGCACATTGAGCGCCGGACCGGCGGGAGCTTTGGCCGTCTCATGTTTGGATCCTTGTCTTGCCCGCCTCGCCCGCGGCGTGGGCGTTGATCGCCGCGGCCTGAATTAAAACCCGGCACACGCGCGAGCACCGCGCCCACAAGGGCCGGTCGCCTTCGATCTCCATATAGCACGGCGCGTGATGGTCCGTGACAAGCGCGCATTGATTGCCGCCGGATCCGATCATGACCGCGACGCCCGCGCCCTCGTCTATGACCATTGCGCGCCCGTAGAACGGGCAGTCGGGCTCGCCCGGCCCTTGGCTTGTCTCGGGCATTTAATTCCTTTCCGCGGCCCGCCTCGCGCGCGTGCGGGCCTCTTCTCGCTTGAGCATAAACTCATAGGTCGCCCGCGCCGCCTCGCGCTTGGTGAGGCCCTCTTCGCAGGCGTGGCAATCCTCGTCGCCGCCTTGCTCGCGGCACCGGCCCCGGAGGTGCGTCACGCTCCCGAGGACCGATCGGATCATGCACTCCCGATGTATCAGACCGGGCTTGCCTTCGACGCCGGTGCGAAACCCGATCATCGTGATCGGGATCGTCATACCGGCCGCGATCTCTTCGCCGGTGACCGGCTCTTCACAATGAACGCAAAGCATAGGATCAAACTTGGTGCCCGCGGCAGGACTTGAACCCGCAACCCCGGCGTCCGAAGCGCCGTGCTCTATCCGGTTGAGCTACACGGGCGGAAGGGGCCCGAAGGGGCACGCCTCGAAGCCCGCATCGGAAAGGGGCTTCGAAAGGGGCGCGCCCTCGGGCCACCCTGCGAAATCAACAAAAACGTTAAGCAAAAACGCATAAACATGATTGCGGCCAATTGGTTCGAAGCCAAAAGACGGCCGATATCAGGCGAGGTCACGCGGGCCCGCTCCCGGTCAAACGCCCGTTTTTATTGGCAAATTCAAAGGGTGCGAAATCAGGCGAGACCACGCGAGACCACGCACGGGCACCGGGAAAGGGGCTTCGAAAGGGGCTCGGCCTCGGCCCAAAAAAAAAACGGGCGCGGCCCGAAGCCCGCGCCCGCTCTTCCGATGGCGTCGCCGTTGGATACCTTTCGGCCTCTTAGGCCTTGGCCCGCGGCGAGTCTCGAAAGCTTGTCAATTGACGCCCTCGGCGTCGATCACCGGACCGGTTGACCGTTCGGCCTTAGCCTCGGCGGCGAGCATGGCCGCGCGGGCCGCGTCGATCCCGGCCCCGAGGTTCCGGGCGATATCCTCGCCCACATTAACATAGGTCTCAAAGAACGTTTTCCAGTTCGTATGACCGACGATCTTCATCACCTCGATCGGTTGCAGTTTGAAAACGTGAACCATACGGGTGATCGCCGTGTGGCGCAGATCATGCCAGTGGAGATCCGCGATCCCGGCGCGCGTGCGGAGGTTCTCAAAACCGCGGCGCGGGTCGATCGTGAAGAGGCGATCCTCGCCACGCGGCCGGGTTTCAAGATAGGCCGTCAAAGCTTGGTTAAGCGCGCCGGTGATCGGCACCGGCCGCCGGACCGGTTGGTTGCCCTTGTAAGAGGTGGCCCAAAGAATCCGGCCGGGCAAGTCGAGATCCCCGAGCGTGAGCGCGAGTTGCTCGCCCCGGCGCATTCCGGTCTCAAGGGCCATCGTGATCCCGAAGGCGAGTTCCTTGGATCTCGCTTTCCCGGTGGCTTTGAAGATCCGCACCTCTTCGCCGCGGGTGATGGTCCGGGCGCGCTTCTTTTCGAGGCTTGGCCGGATGATCGGCTCGCCGTCCTTAAACGGGTTCCGCGTGAGCCAAATTTCGGGCCGGTGGCGGATCGCGATATTCAGGACCTTCCGGAGCGCCGCGAGCTCGCGGTGGGCCGTGGTCTTTGAGAGATCGCCGCCGCCGCGCTTTTCCTCTGTGAGACGCTCCCGCATGAAATCGATCAGATCCTTATAGGTGATCGCGCTTATGTTGAAATCGCCGAAGTATTTTTTGATCGCGCTTAGGTGACTAACCACGGCATCAAAAGAGCGAAGCCCGGCGATCTTTTCTTTGCCGTGCATCACGGCCGGTATGATCTCGCCCGCGTGCGCTTTCTTACAGATCGGGCACTCTTTAAGTTTGCCCGTGTCCTCGTCCGTCTCGGGCAAGCAATGAAGATAGAGATCGCGAAATTTGATCTCGCCTGCGATCGCGGTGCCGTTAAGCTCGGCCGCGATCGCCTCGTCCATTTCGCGCCGGGCCTTCGCCACGGCCTTGGGGCCACCGGCAACGATCCACTTTTTCTCGGCGCGGCGGCCTTTCTTGTCAATGTAACGCTTCCGGATCATGGTCCGGCCGTCTGCTAGTTTCTTTTCCGATCCATTTTGGTCGCCTTTAGGCATTGTCGTTGATCCTTTCTTTTTCGGGGGTTGTTAGTAGTTTGGTGGCCGCCTCGATCGCTTCGTCGAGATCTCGAATAACGCGCGGTTTCTCGTCGCCATAAGGGATCCGCGTGCGCGCCTCAGCCATCGCATTGACGGCCGCTCGCAGACAATCGCGCTCTGAATTCCGATCGCCGTCCGCGGCCCACTCCGTGAGCAATTGCAAAATGAGAGCGCGAAGCGAGACACCCTCGCGCTTTGCCTTCGCCCGGACGCGGGTCCAAAGCCCGGCCGGGATCGAATCCAACAAGTAACGCTTTCCGGTTTCGCCGTGCGGCGTAAAGTCTTTGCTATATCCTCGTTTCATTTCGCCGCCTCGCTTTCCTGCGCCGCCTCGCGCTCCCGCTCTTGACAGTCAGCACAAATCGGCGCGCCGTCCTTCATACTCCACCCGCCAAACAACGCGGCGAGCTCGCGCGCCTTGGCGACGGTCACGTTGCCGAAGTGCTCGGCCTCAGTGCACACGCCGCAAACGATGAATCGATCCGTGTCAATTCTGAATTTCATCGGCCCGCCTCGCTTTCCTCTTGCCACGAGCCATCGGCCGCAACGATGAAGCTTGACGCGCCGGGGACCGTTACATACCGGCCATCGCTCGCGCAGTAAAACAAGCAAGTGAGCGGGGTGCCGATCGGCAGATCCGATCCGTAGTATTCGATCACCTCGTGGCGCTTGCTCGCCGGATTAAAGGCGACGAAGATCCGCGCGGGTGGCGCGGGCGAGGTCTCGGCCTCGCCTTCGTCGCCGTCGCAATTGAGGACCGCGCGCGCTTCATCGTTAAAAGTAAATTGCGTCCATGTGCCGCTCTCGTTGGTGATCGCATCGTGCACCGTGATCCAATCTTTTTTGACGAGCGAGGAAACCGCGCCGCGAGCTTGGCGCATGTTGAAAGGGCCGCGTAGATCTTCGATGAACCCGAAGTCGTGACCGTTCGCGGCGCTCGATTCAAAGAGCACATCGAGGATCTTGCTTTCGTATTCAGTTAGATCGGCCTTGCTCATTTTCGGCGCGGGCTTGACCGTGGCGCGCAGGCCGAGGCGCGAGGCGAGGGCCGCCTCTTCGGCCGGGATAAAATTGCAGCCGAGTTTACACGCGGCGCAAAAGTCGCAATAGGTTTCGTTTTCACATGCGGGGCACTCGAAGAGCGGCCGCGAGCAGTTAGGGCAAGTGTTTTTATTTTTGGTTGTCATTGTCTTATGTCCTTCGTTTTCTTTGGTTTAGGCTTTCCGCCTCACAAAAGAAATTATAAGGGACAACCATATGATTTCGCAAGCGGGAAACATAGGATTTGCGGGCGGCCGAAATCGGGCGGAAATCAGGGGGTTTTCGCGGGATATCGGTTGGCGCGCCCGTAGTTCATGGCGCGGGACCATCCGGCGGGCTCGCCCTCGTTGGTCTCGCGATCCCACTTGTCCGGATCCCACTTGAGCGCCTCGCGCACGGCGAGGAAAGGATCGTCATATCACCAACCGTCGAGCCACGCGAAGGTCTCGGCGTTGTCGCTCAACATGATTCGCGCGCGGCCGCCGAGCAACGGGGCCACGTCGATCACGCGACCGTCCGGAAGCTCGCGCGTCAGAATGTAATCGGATCTATCAATCGGCATTTTCTTTGAAGGCATGGCTCGCGCCTCGCCGCAAGGTGTGGCGGGCCGAGGTGGGGGAGTAATGCGCCGGTGATCTATCTTCCGCGCTTGTGCACCGCGGCGAGGTGCACGGACAACCAACGCCAACGCCGCAGACCGTAATCACATTCGCGCGGTGGCTTCTCGTGACAGACCGGGCACTCGACGGTCAGGCCCCAATAGCGCCCCGCGCGTCTCACCTGAAAGAGACGCGCGAAGCCTGACGGCAAAGTGGGCCCCAAATATTTGAAGCCCACGGTCGGGATCACATTCGATCGCTTTTTCTTTTCGAGCTCGTGATCGTGTTTTGGTTTTAATTGTGCACTCATGATCATCTAGCCTCTAACACCTTGGCGAGACCGGCGCGCAGGGCCACCGGATCGATCGAGTTGGACCGGGCGTAGTGATCCAAAAAGGCGTCCGTGTGCCCGGCCACATATGCGACGTGATGCGAGAGATCGGCCTCGGGTGATGCGGCGCGCGCCCGCGGCGGTTTTTTCGTCGCCGCTCGCGGTGCGCTCTTGCGCTCACTCTCGCGGACTTTCGCCGAGGCCCGGTTGCGTTTGAATTCCGGCGAGGTGGCGCGCTTGGCAATATCGGCCTCGCTGAATTTACCGTCCGCCATGCGGCGAACGTGCCCGGCTTTGAGCCAATAGAAAATCGTCGACGGGTGGATCCTGTATTTTTTCGCGGCCGCCGATGCCGTGATCGTGTTGCCCGTGGGCGCGTTTGGATCGGGTGGCGGCGCGGCCTTGCGGCCGGGCTTCTTTGCCTGCGCGGCGGGTGCGCGCCCTTTGCGCTTCATTCTCTTGTTGGCTTTCAACGCCGCGACGATCTCGGCCTCGATGAAACCTTGGCCCGGCGTGTGATGAATTATCCCGCGCTTGGCGAGCGCGTAAAGGATCGAGTTTGAGATCCCAAACTTTCGCATCGCTTCGGCGTTGGTCATGAACGCGCCGGGCGTTAAGAGCTCGGCGTCGCCGTTCGCTTGTGTGGGTTGCGTTTGCATATGGTTGTCCTTTCGGTTTTTGGTTGGTCAATTGCCGCCGCTCTTTGAGAGTGTATCGATCGCCTCGCCGAGTGGCTCGACGATCGCACCCGCCACGGAAGCGGCGCGAGTGAGGCGCGCGCACAATCGGCCGCGCGCCGAAAAACTAAGCACGTTGTTTTTTCTTCTCGCCGTCGCCCCGGCGAAAGTTTGGCGTCTGCTCACGCAGACGCCCGGATCCTTTCCCGAGCAAACCACCGGCGACGATGATATCCGCAACGCGGCGCGCGATCGCTTCATCGGACGGTAAGAGCGGCTCGTCTGAATGTTCGGGCGTGCGAGGTACTTTGCGGCGACGGTAGTTACGGACGGCGGACCGCAAGAGCATCTCGATCGCGTTGCTCAGCGTGCGCCGTTCCTCTTTGGCGATCTCCCGGATCTCGGCTTTGAGATCCGGCGAGAGTCTAAACGAAGCTTGCGAATTTCGCTTCATAGGGCTTTGGGTGGGCCAATTCTAGATCGATCGGGCGATTGTCTGTCAATGTATATCTTTACTTGACAAGGTGGACACGGGTCTGTCAGGATCCGCGCCCCACACTCTTCAGATCCCCGGCTCAGTGGTCCTAGTAATGGATTCAGAACCCAAAAGCGCGTCAATTTTCGTTCGTTGTGGCAGGCCCACGCGTGAAGCGCTCGAAAAGCTCGCGGCCGCGGAGGGCCGGACGCTTTCCAACTATGTGCGCTTGATCCTCGAAAGGCACGTCGCCTCGCCACAAAAAAAGAACAAACGAAAGAGACGCAAGAGGCCCGGCAAGTTTCCGTTTGCGGTGGTTCAGTCGCCCAACCATCCGGCCGAAAGATTGACATAAAGCCCGGCGAGATTCGGGGCGCGCGGCCGCGATCGCCAGTTGCGGACCGCGCAGGCGCTCGGCCTGTCACGGCCAGCGCAGGCCCCGGACCGTTAAGAGGGCGCGCGCGGTTCTCGATTTACCGGCGAAGGTCCGCGCGTGCTCTCGCAAACGGCGGGAGCGAATAAAGGCGGCCCACATGCTTCGACGTTGCCCACATTGCGGCGAAGAGAAAGAGGCGAACGATCGCAACTTCGGCATATGCCGCGCGCGGGCCGATGGGATGAACCTTTATTGTAAACCTTGCACCCGCGAAAAGATCCGGATCCATCGGGCCAACCTCAAAGCGAAGCGCAAGGGCGAGGCGATCGCCCGGCCGAAAGCGTCGCCGCCGCTCCCGGTGGTCCGTCGCCACGGCGTGATCGCCGAGGCCCGGCGAGGTGAGCCCGAAGATCGGGTCCTGCGCGCCCTGCGCGCCGGGGCGAGCACGCAACGCGAGATCGTCCGGTTGACCAAACTAACGCGCGACGAGGTGACGGACGCGATTGCCGAGCTTCTCTTATGGCGGAAAGCGATCGGCACCCGGATCCGCGGTGAGCGGCGGCACTACTTCATCAAGGCGGCATAACATGCGAGACCAATTGACAGACTTTGCCCGGCGCGGGGCGGCCGCGCAAAAAGCGATCGACGAGCTCGAAGGCAAGCGGGCCCGCGCGCGGCGGCAATTGATCGAGGCCGAGGCCTCGGCCGTGCACGCGCTCGCCGCGGCCCGGACCTTGATCACGGAGCTCGAAGAGGAAAATCGGCAACTTCGCGAGACGGTGGCCCGGCGCGAGGACGAGATCTACACGGAAGAGGAATTCGCCGCGCTCTTCAAGGTGAGCGAGAGCACGATGCAACGCTTGCGGCGCGCGGGGAAGATCTCGCCCTTTTGGCTTGGCACCTTGCCGCGCTACTCGCGGGCGGAACACTTCGAGCGGGCGGCCGAGCTCTTCGGGAGTAAAAAGCGCGGCGCGTTGAAAGGGGTGGCGTGATGTTTTTGGTGATCGTGATCGGGGCGCTCGTGGGCGTTGGTCTTTTTCTTTTGGGCTTCGCCTTCGGCGTGCATATGAGCGAGAGCTCGGCCGCGGTGCGTTGGTTTCGAGCTCACGAGGCGGCCGAGCGTGCGCGCCGGGCGAGTGTCGAAGAGGTGCGGGCCGCGTGGCGCGAGAAGCGGGCGCGCGAGGCGGCCACCTACAAAGCGCTCGGATACGAGAGCGAGGCCGAGCGGGTGATCGGGTGATGCCAAAAAAGGGCAAAGGGCGCAGGGCCGGATCTCGCGTTTGCTGGCCCTCTAAGGCGTCGCCCGGACGGCCTATGCCAAGGGCCGGACCGCGACCAAATCGGGCGCAGGGCAAAGCGCCAAAGCAAACGCGACGGCTTTGAGCACCGGTAAGGAAAGCGATCGGCCCCGTGGGTGAATATCTCGCCCGGCAAGTCTGGCGATCCGGACTAAGCGCAAAACTGAAACCCCTTGCGGCATGTATGGCGAGCCTCGGGCCGGATGAAGGGAATCGGATCTTTCCTTCGGCGGACTTTCTCGCGTGGTCCCTCGGCGTGGGCCCACGGGCGATCCGCTATCAACTCGCCGAGCTTGTCGCGCTCAAAGTGATCGAGGCGCAGGCGGGCGGCGGCCGGGGCCGGGCGACGCGGTATCAATTCAACGCGGGCAACCTTCCGCGGCGGCCTTCGTGGCGCGAGTATCGGGGTCAAAACCATGCAACCGGTTGCAGGGTTTCAGGTGCGGAAACTATGCAACAGGATTCCGCGAAACCATGCAACCCGATTCCGCAAACTATGCAACCGGTTTCACCCTATGGATCAAGAGATGAAAAAAGATCTATGTGGCAGGGCGCGCCGGGGCCGCAACGAAAGCGCAATCAGATCGCGAGACCGGCGAGCGAGCCCGAGCGACAAACGCCGAATCGGTTGTTAGAAGCGATCGCGGCCGTGGACCGGATCATGAAGCGCGAGGGCAAAGCCTTTGACGAAGCGATCGCCCTCGTGGGCACGCGGCCGGAATTCGCGGACCGATCACGCGGCGAGGATTTTATCGGGACGGTGATCTTTTATTTTCGGAAAGCGCGCGGGCTTGAGCTCAGCGGCGGAAAGGTCAGAGCATGAACGAAAACGAAACCGGCGAGCGCTTCGTGAGTCTCGCCACGCTTAACAACGGGGCCGCGATCGAGCTCTTCGACAATGAGCTCGACGCCGTGCTGCAAAACATTTTGGATCCCAACACAAAACCGGAGGCGAAGCGCGAGGTCGTTTTGAAAGTCACGATCACGCCCGCGGAGAATCGCCGCCACGCCGACGTCAGTATTCAGGTCGCGAGCAAGATCGCCGCGCCGCAGGAATCGCGCACGGTCTTTTTTCTCGGGAGCAAGCGCGGCCGCGCGGTGGCCGCGGAGCGCGATCTCAAACAAATGTCTTTCCTCGACGAGCAAGCGCCGAGGCCGATCCCTTTGGAGGTGCAAAAATAAGTTATGGCCCGAACTGAATTCGAGAACGAGGATCGCGATCTAATTCATGCGATCCAAGGCGCAGTCAAAACCGAAATACTCGACGTCGACGATCGCGCGTTTGTCACCCGCGAGATCTTCAACCCGCCAAGCCCGGCGCAGGCCGCGGCCTTGGTGACGCATACGTTGCAAAGCGTGATCGATTACATCACGAGCGATCGCAAGTTCGATCACGTGGTCCCGGAGCTCGCGACCGACGATGGTCTCGCGGTGCATGTGGTCTCGCCGGTCAAAGTAGAGATCGTGGGCCAGATCGAGGATCGCTTTCGCAAGCGTGAAACCTTCGTCCGGGCCGAGGCGATCGAGGTGATCGGCCGGACCTTTCGCTTCGGCGAATTCTATCCCCTCGATCAATTTATCATCGCCCTGCGCTCGCTCTTCGCCGAGACCGAGGACGTTGACGCGTTGATCCGGATCCTCGGGCGCGTCGAGGATTCGAGCGTCAAGCAATTCGACGACGACGGCGTAAGCCAAAGCGTTACGGCGACGGTGGGGATCACAACCAAGCGCGACGTCGCGGTGCCCGCGCTCGTGACCTTGATCCCGTGGCGGACCTTTCCCGAGATCATGAACCCGGCGAGCTCTTTCTTTTTGCGCTTACGCAAGGCGGACGAGGACGAGCCACCCGAGGCGGCCCTCTTCGAAACCGATGGCGGCAAGTGGAAGATCGAGGCGATCGAATCTATTCGCGAGTTTCTCACCGGCAAGATCGGCGAGGTCCCGATCATTGCGTGATGGCGCAGGGCGGCGGATCGTGGCGCGATATCGCCCGGCCGGTGATCGCGCGTGTACTGCGCGAGACGGCCGGACAAAGCGAGCAAGAGATCCGGCGCGCGTTGCGGGTGGCCTATCCGTTTTTTGAGCGGCGCATGTGGCCGTATAAGGTCTGGCTCGACGAGATCAAGATCCAACGCGGCCTCAAGCGCGCGAGCTTTCAGGCGAAAGCCAACCGGCCGCCGGATCCCCGGCAGATTGGATTTGACTATGGCGACAATCAAAAAAGTTAGTGCGAGAAACCCGGCGCGCATTAAGAGCGTGATCAAGATGCTCGATGCGGCCCTCGAAGAGCGGGGCGAGTTTTTGATCCTGCGGGGCGTGGTTGATCCCGGATCACTCGACGCGATCCTCGTGCCCGATTATCAACGCGGCGTCCTTTCGCCTGCGACGATCAACGGATTGGCCCGCGCGATCAAAGACAGCAAGGTCCCGGATATTGAGCTCGCGGTCCGGGGCGGCGATTTCAAAGAGCGCGAGGGGTGCTTCTATATCAAAGATCCCGTTTTCGTTGTGGACGGCCTGCAACGCATCACCGGCGCGCGCCGCGTGATGCAGGACGGCGGCGAGCCTTACCTCGGCGCGACGCTTTACTTCAACACGACGATCCCGTGGGAGCGCGAGCGCTTCCGGATCCTCAACGCCGAGCGGGTGAAGGTCTCGGCGAATGTGCTCTTGCGGAATATTCGATCGGAAAATATCGCGGTCCGGTTGATCTATGAGATGACGCAGAAGGATCGTAACTTCGTTTTACACGAGCGCGTCGCGTGGGGTCAGAACCAAAAACGGACGGAGGTGCTCACCGCGCTCGTGATGATGAAAACGATCCGCGCTTTGCACGCGCACCTCGGCGGCAAGCTCGGGTCGCGGTGGGATCAAGTGGCCGAATCTATGTCCCGGTTGATGGCCGCGACGGACCGCGGGATCCTGATGAAAAACGTCGCGACCTTTTTCAATGTGTTGGACTCGTGTTGGTCGATTCGCAATGTGGTTTTTACTGAAAGGCAAACGCACCTCAAGGGGACCTTTCTCTACGCCTTCGCCGATGTGCTCTCGCGACATTTGAATTTTTGGGTCGATCAACGCCTCGTCGTCGAGCGCCACCTCTTACGCAAGATCGCCCTTTTTCCGATTCACGATCCGGAGATCAAAGCGTTGGCCCACTCGGCCGGACAGTCGCGCCCGCTTTTGGGCCACCTATTGATCGATCACATTAACGCGGGCAAGCGGACCGGACACCTAAAGCCACGGACAAAAGAACCGTGCATCACCGGCGAAGAGCTCGACGAGGCCCCGGAGGCGAAGGCCGCCGCGGCATAACGAAAGGGGAAAAAATGATTAAGGGAAAATCTGAGTTGATACCGCGCGCGCAGATCATGACCGGTGATCCGACGCGGACTTTCACCGTTGACGATGTGGCAATCCTCGCCGCCGATATCCGGGCCGAAGGCCTGCGCGAACCTTTGCTTGTGCGGCCCCGGCCGGATCAGGGCGACGGCTTTGTTGAGGTGGTTTTTGGTGAGCGCCGCCTGCGCGCGTGCACCCACGCCGGGCTCGAAAAGATCCCGTGTTTCGTCTCGAATATCGGCGACGAGGGCGTGGCCGCGGCGCGGGCCGAGTATCTCGCCAAGCGCCAGCGATGGGTCGCTTTATATCCGGCCGTGCGCGCGGCCATGCTCGAAAAGGCGGCGCGCCTGAAAAAGCTCACGCCCGGACTACTGCAAAAGCTCGCGGCCGAGCTCGGGTTGCCGAAAAAGATCAAGCCCGCGGAGTTTGGCCCGAGCTTGGCCGCCAACTTCATCCGGGACGAGGTTAACGCCGGGGCCGCCTCTTACTTTGCGGAAGAGCGGATCGCGCCGTGGGCCAAGGGTCTCGGCGTCGATATCAAAGCGATCGAGCGGAAAGAAAAAGCAAAGCGACGGTGATGAAGGGCCACGCCAAGGCCGCGCGCTTGCTCGGGCGCGGCGAGCATATGACAGAGGACGAGCTCGCGGAAAATATCCGCGACGCCTGCGACGCTTTTGGGTGGCGCTTTCTTTGGCTTCGCAAGACGTTCAACTCAAGCGCCGGGATCCTCGATCTTTTATTGATACCGATCCGCGGGTTGGACCATCGCCACATCTTGCACCGCGAGCTCAAAGGCTACAGCGCCCGCGGCGAGCTCGGGGCGTTGACGGTGGACCAACAGCAAACGATTTGGGATATCAATGCCGCGGGCGGCGATGCGGCAAAGTGGGATCCGCGTGATTGGACCAACGGGAAAATCATTAACGAGTTGAGATGATCGCGGCCGTGATACAATGTGGGCCTCTCACACGATCGCCGGTAGCCAGCAAAACCGCGCGATCAAAGCCTCGAAACCGCGCGGCTTATTTGGCGGCGGGTTTCGAGGCTTTGTTTTTTTTCCGGGGTGAATAGGTGGCGAGCTCGCGCAGGGCAATTGCAGAACGGCGCGCGCGCTTTCGTGATGCAAAGCGGAGCGCCCGAGATCTCGACGCGCTCATTCTGGCCCGCGAGCTCGACAAACTCTCGGCCCGCTTTCCTCGCTTCTCATTCTCGATCAACTCGCTCAGCTATCGCGTGCGCTTTCAACTCCGATCGCCGCAGGAAAAACAAAAGTTAATCCGGCGCGCGCTCGCGAGCTTCGAGCGTCTCGCCCTCGAAGAGATCCGCGACGAGACCGGGCTTGATGCGACGGCCGTGGTTGAATCGCTGGCCCCGATGGTCCGGGCGAAAGAGATCGGGCTTTGCCTGCGCGACGGGACGCCGTATGTGCCACCCGTGGGCGCACGCCTCGACGCTCTCGGGCGACAATTGGATTCGCTCAAGCGGGTCGCGCCTACCGTGCCGGGCGAGCACGGACGGCTCGCCGTTTATTTTCGTTTGACGCCGCGCGAGGACTAATGGCGGAAGATGTGATCATAAAAGTCGATCCCTCTGAGCTCGTGCCGCTCGAAGAATCCGATTTGATCTTGGCCCGCCTTGATCAAGCTCGGGCTTTGTTGGCCGAGGCTAAGGACGCGCGCGACGCCAAGCGCGTCGCCGATCTGGCGCAGGCCGCCGAGATCTACGCGCGCCGCCAAAAGCTTTCCGAAGATGCGATCGCGTACGCCCACGAGATCCGGATCGAGGCGATGACCTTGCTCGGCGAATTCTTACAGGGCGCAGAGTTGAGCGAAGGCGGGCGACCACGAAAAACCGCGGGATCGGATCCCGTGGTTTTATTTGACACGCCTGCGCCGGTGGTCCGCACGCCCACGCTTGCGGAGATCGGGATCTCGCATGATGAAAGTAAGACCGCGCAGTTTTTGTCGCGCTTGCGCGAGCGCAACCCGATCGCACACGAAGAGATCAAGCGCGGCGAGCGAAGCATCACGGAGGTCAGGCGCGCCGAGGCCCGCGAGGCCGCGGCAAAGTTCGATCCCGAGATACCGACGGGCAAATATCGGATCGTGTACGCCGATCCACCGTGGCGTTATGGCGACACGCGCGACGGTCTCGAAGGCACAACCGGCGCGAGCGCTCACTATCCGACGCTCTCGATCGCTGAGCTTTGCGCGCTTCCGGTGATCGAGTGGATCGAAGATAACGCCGTGCTTTTTCTTTGGACCACATCACCGCTTTTGTTTGAGTGCGCGCCGGTGATCAAGGCGTGGGGCTTTCAGTACAAGGCGTCTTTTGTGTGGGATAAGATCCGGCACAACCTCGGGCACTACAACAGCGTCCGTCACGAGCTCTTGTTGGTGTGCACCCGTGGCTCGTGCCTTCCGGACGTTCGCACCCTCTACGATTCCGTCGTGAGCATTGAGCGGGGCGAGCACTCGGCCAAGCCCGAGGAATTCCGGGTGATGATCGACGCCCTTTATCCACACGGGCGTCGGCTTGAGATGTTCGCCCGCACGAAGGCGGACAAGTGGGAGATCTATGGCAACGAACTATTACAAGGCGCAGCTTGAGCGCGGCCAACTCTATCAGGACTTTGTGATCGACGAGTGCTTCCGGCGTGGGTTGGTGATCGTTCAGTGGACAAGCAAGGTCTATCAATTGAGCGAGGGCGAATCCAAAAGCCTACACGAGATCAAGTTTGACGATCGCTTTGAACAAACGGGCAACCTTTGGATTGAGATCAAAGAGAAGAGCCACCCGCTTGATCCCGATTGGATCGAATCGGGGATCTATCGGCCTCACTGTAACGAGTTGGTGATTGGTAACTTCGACGTCTTTTATCGGTTGCCGGTCCGCACGTTGCGGCAATTGCACACGCTCAACCCGGACGGCTATCCGATCATCCCGAACCATTTAGAGACGAGCCTCGGCTTTCTCTTGAGTGGCAACGAGGCGAAGCGCCACGCGGTCGACGTCTATGTGATCAATCAGAGAAGCGAGACGGTGCGCCGCCTGAAAGAGCGCAACCGCATCACGCGACGGATTGCCGCGCAGCATATGCGCGAGCTCTTCGATCAACGCGCGGACGCGCGACGCCCGAGGCTTGCGCCCGATCCCCGGCAACCGCAGATCTTTGGGTCCTTCCGAAGCAAGGGCACGCTGAACGGGTAACGCGCAACGGCGGGGGAGGTCTAGCGCCAGAAAAAAGATCCGTTTTCAACAACAACGATAGCCGGAACATAAACGAGGAAAGAGCGGGACGCGAAAATATGGCCGCAACGAGGCGAAGTGTAAGGCCTACCGCGTCGATCGCGCCGGACCGAACAAGCTTCGCAAACTACGGCGGCACCTTGCCCGGCATGTGGGCGACGGGTGCGCGCTCGACGCGCTACTCAAAGCGCGAGGACTAACGAAAGCACGGGAGGAAACATCATGATCAGGACCGGACTTTTGATCGCCGCGATCGTCATTTTCGTGATCGAGGCCGCGCGCTCGAAATCATTGATCGCCGCCGGGCTCGCGGTGCTCGCGGCCTCTTTCTTTTTCGCAGGCGGAAAATGATTAACACCCGGATGACGATCAAGATCGCGGGCTCAACGGCCCTCGATAAACAAACGACGTTCGCCTTAGCCTCGGCGCTCACCGCGACGGCGAAAGAGATCCAAGCGGGCGTCATTCAAGAGATCGAATCGGGCTTCACGGTCCGGACCGGGTGGGACAAACCGTCGAATATTTTCGGCGTGCGGATCAAGCCCGCGACGAAACAAGATCTCTCGGCGTGGATCGGCACCGCGGCGGACTGGCTCGAAAAGTTCGTCCAAAAGCCCGCGGGATCCTTTGTGATGAAAACACCCGCGGGCGATTTCCTCGCGATCCCGACAAAGAACGTCAAGCGCACGAAGCGCGAGATCATCACGAAGGCGCAACGCCCGCGGGCCCTCGTGGGCAAACGTGATTTTGTGATCGTCACAAAGCGCGGAGTGCGCGTGCTCTTTCAGCGCAAGGGCCGCGGCAAAGCCTCGCGCCTCGTGGCGCTTTATATCCTCGTCCCGCGCGCGCGGATCCGGGAGAAGGATTTTTTAGGCGCGCCCACGGAGCGGATCTTTGCCCGGCGCTTTGGGCCAATCTTCGAGGCCGCCGTCGCCAAGGCCTTCGCGACGGCGCGGTGATCATCCGGCCGCAAGTTTGGCGCGCGCCTGACGGCTCACGGCCGATCACTTATGCGATCTTTTCGGGCGGGACCTTTGTTTGTTACGCGCGAACCTTTTGCGGGGCCGCGCGCGCGCTTGAGGAAATCATGAGGACCGACGGCGTTAAGAAACTAAAAACGATCGAGGATCTGAGCTTCGACGATAAGAACGCCAACCGCGGCACCGATCGCGGCCGGGCCTTCGCCGGTCACTCGCTCGATCGTTACGGCGCAGGCCGATCGGTGCTCACGGACCGGCGCGGCAAATTGATTGCCGGAAACAAGATCGGCGAGCAAGCCCGCGCGCGCGGCCTTGAGATCCTCGTGGTCCCGACACGCGGCGATCAACTCGTGGTCGTGCAACGCACCGATCTCGATATGGACCGGGATCCCGCGGCGCGCGAGTTGGCGATTGCAGACAACCGCGGCGGCGAGCTCGGGCTTGAGTGGGATCCCGAGATCCTCGACGTGCTACAACAAGAGGGCGTCAACCTCGATCAAATGTTCACCGCGGCCGAGCTCGACGAGCTCGCGAGCGTCGAGGCCCCGGCCACCGGCGAGGACGCCCCGGCCGCGGAGTTGATCGATCGCGCGGCCGAGCTCAACAAAAAATGGAAAGTTAAGCGCGGGCAAGTTTGGGCGATCGGCGATCACCGGCTCGCCTGCGGCGATGCCACGGACCGGCGCGACATCGCTCTTTTATTCGACGGCCCGATCGACGCCGTGATCACGGATCCGCCGTATTGCTCGGGCGGGTTTCAAGAGGCGGGCAAGGCCTCGGGATCGATCGGCCGCCGCGGTAAACACCGGATCGCAAACGACACGCTTTCCACCCGTGGCTATATCGCGCTTTTGAAAACGGTCTTGAGCAATGTGGGCGCGGGCGTGCTCTACATTTTCACGGACTGGCGCATGTGGATCAATCTCTTCGACGTGGCCGAGAGCTCGGGCTACGGCGTGCGAAACATGATCGTGTGGGACAAGGGGACGCCCGGTATGGGCCAAGGGTGGCGCTCTCAACATGAATTGATCTTGTGCGCGATGCGGGTGGTCCAACCTTTCGATCCCCACAAGGCGCAGGGCAACGTCGTCCAGATCGCGCGCACCGGCAACGTGAATCACCCCACGGAAAAACCCGTCGAGTTAATCAAGACGCTTTTATCCGTCACGGATATCGCGCGCACGATTTACGATCCGTTCTGCGGGAGTGGTCCAACGTTGATCGCTTGCGAGGCGATGCACCGGACCGGCTTTGCGATGGATCTCGATCCGAAGTTCTGCGCCGTTACGCTTGAGCGCCTCACCTTGGCCGGTCTCAAGCCTGAATTGATGAAGAGGTGAAAACGACCAAAAAAGGTCCATGCTATCGCCTTGCCCGCCTCGGAAAAACGCGTCACAGGGCGATTATGCGCGACGTTTTTTGGCCGATCCGGCAAAAATGAAGCATGGCGGCAAAAAGAGCACCAACGGCCTCGATCTCGGCCCTGCACCGGCGGACCGGTTTATCACGCGCCACGATCGCCGAGCGTCTCGACGCGGCCGGGATCAAACCAAAGATCGATCGCCCGCGCGAGAAGCTTTACGACGAAGAGCGCGCGGCCGCGGCCCTCGGCAACGGGCGCGAGCCTTCGGGCCTGAATGAAGCGCGCCGCAAGAAAACGATCGCCGAGGCCGCGCGGATCACCCTCAAGCTACAACGCGAGCGCGGCGATCTCGTGGCCCTGAATGAAGTGCGCGAGCACCTCTTTCAATTCGTAAAGGCGATGCACACGAGGATCGCCCGCCGCTATCCCCGCGAGAATGCCAAGCGCCTGCGCCGGTGCCGCAGCGCCGCGGACCTTGCCCACACGATCGAGATCGATCTCTCGCTTATCTTTGAAGAGCTCAAACGAGACTATCCGCAGATCTTTTGATGGAGGAAAAAACCAACGATGCGAACCAAAGAGGAAACCCTCGATCACTTTCGTTATAAAGCGCCCACGGACGAAACCCGGCCACGCTTCGAGACCGTGACCGATCTCTTCATCAATGCGGCCGACACCTTGTGGGATCTAACGCCGGACGGTCCCGGCAAGACGCTTGCCTTCCGCAAACTCAGCGAGGCCCGGATGGCTTTCAACTCAGCGATCGCTAACGGCGGACAGTGACACCCGCGGCCACGCTCACGATCGAATCTCTTTTCCGCGAAGCGATCGTCGCGGCGATCCCGGACGCGCGCCTCACGGTCAACGAGTGGGCCGATACATATCGCGTCGTTAGTCAGGGCCCCGAGGTGGGCGCACGGTGGCAAACCTCGCGGGTGCCTTTCCTGCGCGAGATCCTCGAATGCGCCACCGATCGCCGGGTGCGCGAGATCGTGCTTTGGTCCTCGTCGCGCGTGGGCAAGACCGAGGGTGTGCTTAACAACCTTGTGGGCTTTTTCATGCACACGGATCCGTGTCCGATCATGATGGTCCAACCGACGCTTGATATGGCCGAGAAGTATTCGCGCGATCGCCTCACCTCTTTGATCCGCGAGACGCCGGTGCTTCGCGATCTCGTCGAGGATCCGCGCGCGCGAGACTCGGGCAACACGCTACTTCATAAAACGTTCCGCGGCGGGCACATTTCGATCGTGGGTGCTAACTCACCGGTGGGCCTCGCCTCGGAAGATATCCGGGTCCTATTGCTCGACGAGGTGGATCGCTTTCCGCAAAGCGCCGGGGCCGAGGGTGATCCGGTGGCCCTCGCTCGGGTCCGGACGCGCAACTTTGCCGCCATGCTCGACGCCCTCGTGGTCATGACGAGCTCGCCCACGATCGCCGGACAGTCACGGATCGCCCGCGCCTATGATGCCAGCGATCGCCGCCGTCTTTTTGTTCAGTGTCCGGCCTGCGATGCGTGGCAGGAGCCACTCTGGCAGAACGTCAAATGGTCCGATCTCGATCTGGCCCCGGCCGACGCCGTCTATGTTTGCCCGGAGTGCGAAGCGCAGATCCGCGACGAGGACAAAGAGGAATTGACCAAGCGCTACGCGTGGATCGCCGAGCGCGAGCTCGCGGGCGTCGCCGGTTTCAAATTGCCGGGCACGGTCTCGCCGTGGGTCTCGTGGGGTGAGATGGCCGAAGAGGTGACGCGCGCGGCCCACGAGCACTCGCTCACGCAAAAACAGGTCTTTGTAAACACGACGCTCGGCGAGCTTTGGGAACCGTGGGAAGAGATCGACAAAGAGGATCTAGAATTCCGGCAAGAGGAATATAAGGCCGAGGTCCCGGCGGGCGTGGTCCTCTTAACCTTCGCCGTTGACGTACAGATCGATCGGCTCGAAGTGGAGATCGCCGGGTGGGGCGTGGGCGATGAACGGTGGTCGATCGACTATCAGATCTTGCGCGGTGATCCGGCGCGCGTCTCGGCCGAGGGTGAGATCACCGTGTGGGACGAGCTCACGCGCTATCTTGAGCGGGACTGGCGGCACGAGCTCGGCGTCGCGATGCGGGTGCGGTGCGGGTGCATCGATTCGGGCGGCGCTTATACCGACGCCGTTTATAAGTTCTGTAAGCGCGCGGCCGGGCGGCGTAAGCTTTGGTGGGCCGTCAAAGGATCGTCGATACCGGGCAAACCGATCGCGCCCAAAAAACCCTCGCGAGTGGGCCGGGAGAATGTGGCCTTGCGAACGATCGGCACGGAGGCGGCCAAGGCCCGGATCGCGGCGACGCTGAAATCCGGATGGTCCAAAGACCGCGAGTGGATCGGCGGGCCCGCCTCTTACCATTTTCCGGCGCACTACACGGCGGACTATTTCGATCAATTGACGAGCGAGCGCGCCGTGCAAACTTATCACCGGGGATTCCCGGTCAAGCGGTGGGAGCTTAAGCCCGGCGCGCGTAACGAAGCATGGGACGATCTCGTTTACAACCTCGCGGCAAAAGAGATCCTAAAACCAAACTTGAAACACTATCGCGAGCTCTTGCTTGAGCGCGCCGAGGCGGCGAAAACGGGGCAAGGGCCGCCGAAGCCCGAGCGCGGACCGGGCGAGGGCGAGGACCGGGGCGGCGACGAAGGGCCCACGAGTGGACCACGAGCACCGGCCGGGCGGCCTTTCAGAATGCCGCGAAGGCGCGGCGGATTCGTGCACAATTGGTGATCGGTCCGGCATAATGGTCCCCGAGGAAAGGAAAGCCCACACAATGAAAACGATCACAGTATTGATCCTCGTCGCCCTCGGCGGCCTCGGCGCGCCGCAGGCCTGCGAGCCCGCAAACATAAGCGTCAAAGAGGTGGCCGCCTATCGCTTCGCCGGGCGGCAATGGAAAGCGATCACGGTCCCGGCGAAGCTTTCGCGCGAGTGCTTGATCGCGCTCGCCGAATCGATGCACGCCAACGAGCCCGCGACGGCGTTTGAATTTTTCGACGCCGAGTCTAAGGATCTTCACCTCTATCTAAATTGTGAAAGCTCGGGCGACGAGAAGGCGATCGCCTGCAAACTCTATTCACAAAAATGGATCGACAAACATCTAATCGCCGCGGTCCAACCTTGGGATCATTGCGGGACGTGGACACTTCTCACCGGCAAACGCGAATCGATCAAGCGCCTCGAAGCGGAACGTTGCGCCCGGTAAAAGGGCCGGACGGTCTTTATCAGGTGACCACGCGATATCTTTGCGCCGGGTTCGTGATCGAACGCGGGCGCGTGATCATGTGTGCGCCGATCCTGAAACCCACGATCGCTTTTTGGTTTTCGATCGCGAAGTGGATCGCGCCCTGAAAAAAAAACGCACCGGCCCGCACGCCGCGTCGCGCGGGTGTATGATCTCCCCGGTTGCCAATTGTCGCTTGATCCAAATTTCCTGAAGGGTGTGGGCTTTTCAGGATAGGGGAGGGCCGGACCGGTTGCCCTGTTACCGGCCCGGCCTTTTTGTATGAAGCAAGAGCGCCTCGCGTTTTGGTTTGTGTGGTCGATCTGGCTCGTGATCCTCGCGGCCCTCGCCGCCGCTCTCTATTGGTTTTTCCGCAAGTGACACGCGCGGCCACAAAGCGCCGCCGCCTTCGTGTAGTCTCCCGCTCGTTATGAGCGAGACCACGGCCGATCCCGTCGATCCCGGCGACAAGAAAACATTTACGCAGGATTACACCGCGCTCTTAGGCGAGATCTCAGCCACGGAAAAGATCGTCGCTTCGGCGTGGTCCGTGCCCGATGGTCTCACAGTAATGAGCGAGGCCTTCGACGATACCTCGGCCACGATCAAGATCGATTTTGCCAACGCCGCGATCGGCGTGAACTACTCTTGCTATAACGAGATCACAACGGACTCCGGCGAGGCGCGCCGCCGCGCGCTCGTGATCCCGGTCCGGGACTCCGCGAGCTTTAGCGCCAACGCCGCCGAGTACAAGGCAACCCTCGACGCCATCCGGGCGGCGATCGCAAAGACGGCCACGCGCGGTCAATTGCGCCGTCAGATCGGCGATAAAACGATCGAGTGGATGAGCGTCGAGGAATTGATGAAGGCCGAGACGCGATTCCAGCAACTTTACAACGACGCCAAGCGCGCCGAGCGCGTCGCGCAGGGCGGATCCTTTATGACCACGATCCGCACGCGCTTTGTTGACTGCTAAGGGGCGAAGCGATGCACCCGAAGATCCGGCGATTCCTGAAAGCGATCGGCATTGAGATCGGCAGGCCTGCGGCCCCGGCGAGTTATCACCGGCGCACCTACAAGGCGGCCATCCCTTCAAACCTGACGGCCGATTGGTCCGTGGCGCAAACCTCGGCCAACATGGAGATCCGCCGCTCGTTGCGAAATCTGCGCGCCCGCTCCCGCGAGCTCTACCGCAATAAGGGCGTCATGAAAAAATTTCTTTCGATGATCTCGGCGAACGTGATCGGGCCGGACGGGATCGTGTTGCGGGTGCAATTTGATCCGCACGGCAATTCGACCACGGAGCGCGACAAAGCGATCGCCCTGATGATCGAGGACGCGTTCAAAGAGTGGGGCGCGCCCGAGACCGCGAGCACCTCGGGCAAGCTTTCGTTTATCGGACAACAGTGTTACGCCCTGCGCTCGATGGCCCGCGACGGCGAGTTCCTATGCCGCGAGGTTACGGGCGCGCCGAATCGATTTGGTTACGCGCTCAACTTCCGCGATCCGGCGTGGCTCGACGAAACCTTCTCGCAACTCTTGCCAAACGGCCACCGGGTGCTTATGTCCGTCGAGCTCGACGAAAACGATCGCCCGGTGCGCTACTACCTCACGCGGCCAACCTCGGATTACATGGCGGCCGAGTATGGGCCCGAGGCGCGGATCCGTTTTCCACTCCCGGCCGATCAGGTGATCCACAAGTTTCTAGTCACTGAGGACGAGATCCAAACACGCGGGGTGCCGTGGGTGCACGCGGCGATGGACGATATTCACACGTTAGGCGGCATGATCGACGCCGAGCTCGCCGCCGCGCGCGCCGGGGCGTGCGTGACCGATTACTTGATGCCGCCGAAAGATGAAGATCAAGGCGACGCGCCCGAGGCGATGCCGAGCGATTTCGAGGCGGGCGCGATCCGCGAGCTTGAACCCGGAATCGCAATGGTCTTGCCCGCCGGGTGGGAAGCAAAGAGCAACGATCCGAAACACCCGAACGCCAACGTCCCGGACTTTATCAAAGAGGTCAAGCGCGATATCGCCTCGGGGCTTGAGGTCTCTTATGAATCGCTGGCAAACGATCGCGAGGGTGTCAACTACTCGTCGATCCGCGCCGGGCTTCTCGAAGAGCGGGACCTTTGGCGCATGTTGCAGATCTTCATGATTCAACATTTTTGCTCGCGCGTTTTCAAAAATTGGTTGCGGTCCGCGATGCTCACCGGGGCGATCGATCTTTCCCTGCGCGACTATGAACGGGTCCGCGATACGTGGCGGCCGCGCGGGTGGGATTGGGTGGATCCGCTCAAAGATATCCAAGCGGCGATCCTCGCGATCATGAACGGGCTCGAATCCCGGACGGACTACTGCGATCAACGCGGCGACGATTTCGTTGATAACGTGGCGAAGCTCGCGGCGGAAAATAAATTGCTCGAAGCGGCGGGCCTTCCGGTGCAACTCTCGGCCAAGCCCGAGCCAAAACCTAAAACGGAAAAAGAGCAACCGGCCGCAGGCGAGGGCGCGGACAAGGGGCAAGAGGGCGACGGCGAGAACGCCGATCGCGTGCTCCCGATCTTCGAATCCGTTTTGCTCCCGAGCACCCGCACACAATAGAGTGACACCCGGCGCGACAAACCCACGAGATCTTGTGGTTCAATCCGCGGCCGATGCCGAAGCGTTTCCCAAATGGTAACGGCCGTCCCTTCGCCGAGGTCCTCAACCGGGTCTATGAGATGCCGATCGAGATCGATCGCGCCGCCGAAATAGACACGGAAAAACGCACCGTCGAGCTTTCGATCTCTTCCGATCAACCGATCGATCATTGGTTCGGCCGGATCATTCTCGATCACGGCAAAGGATCCGTCCGCCTCGATCGGATGAAATCGGGCGCGCCCTTACTTCTTAATCACTCAGTGGACCAACAGATCGGCGTCCTCGAAAACGCCCGGCTCGAAGGCGGCAAGCTACGTGCGACCGCGCGCTTCTCGCGCTCGCAACTTGCCGAAGAGATCTTCCGCGATATTCAGGACGGGATCCGCCGTAACACCTCGGCGGGCTTCATCCTTCACGAGCTCGATCTTGAACAAAAGAGCGACAAGGGCCCGAGCACCTACCGGTCAAAAGATTGGGAACCCCTTGAGGCTTCGATCGCCGCGGTGCCGCGCGATATCAGCGTCGGCATAGGCCGCACCCTACGCGCCGAGGGCGACGGGGAAGAGGACGATCCCGAGGCCGATCCCAAAGACAATCCAACGGACGAAGAGGAAACCGCAGAGCGCGCGCGCCGCGCCGCCAAATCAACGACGCAAGTGAGGTCAATTATGGAAACAACGCAAACGCCGCCGCCTGCAACGCAACCGAATCCCTTCGTCGCTATGACAGAGCGGACCAACTCTTTCGTCACGTTCGCCGTGGGCTTCGGCTCGACGGACGAGCGCAAGGCCGAGCTCACGGAGATGGCCCGCGAGTTTGCGCTCACCAACAAGACCGAGACGGAATTCTTTGCCGCGCTCAACGAGAAGCGATCCGCGTGGGCCACCGCGCCGCCGCCGCCTGCGGCCCCGCTCGTGACACTCACGGACGGCGAGCGCAAACGCTATTCAATCGCACGGGCGATCCTCAGCGATGCCAACGCGCGCGATCGTGATTACCGCGGCGAGACCAAATGCTTTGAGCTTGAGATCTCGGAAGAGATCGAACGCAAGCTCGACGCACCGGGCGCGAAAAAGCACGGCGGGTTTTACATGCCAACCGGGATCGCGCTTTCGCGCGGGCTTGAGCTTGAGCGCGCAGGCCTCGACACGAAAACGGCGACGAAGGGCCAAGAGCTCGTCTTTACTGAGCCCGGATCCTTCATCGAAATGTTACGCAACAAAGCTAAGGTGATGCTCCTTGGCGCGACGGTCCTTCCGGGCTTGACCGGCAACGTCGCTTTTCCGCGGCAGACCGGCGCGGGGACCTTCGTGTGGGTGGGTGAGAATCCGGGCGCGGACGTTGCCGATTCCAATCTGTTACTCGATCAGGTGGTCCTCTCGCCTAAGACCGGGCAAAGCTCGACGAGCTATTCGCGGCAATTACTGCAACAGGGCGTCGCCAACGTCGACGGCCTCGTGCAAAACGATCTTGTCCAGATCAACGCCTTGGCGATCGATCTGGCGGCGATTCACGGCGGCGGCGCGCCTGCACCGACCGGCCTCTATTCGTTGACCGGCGTCAACGCCGTGGCGATGGGTGGCGCGATCACTTTCGCCAAGGTGGTCGATATGGAAACCGTGATCGAAGCCAACAACGCGGACGTCGGGACGATGGCTTACTTGACCACGCCCGAGATCGGCGGCAAGGCGAAACAAGCGCCGGTCATGGCGAACGTGATCGCCCTTCCGATCTTCGCTAACGGCGAGATGAACGGATACCGGGCCGAGGTGTCCAACCAAGTGAGCAAAACCCTCGGCGCGGGCACCAACGAGCACGGGATCATTTTCGGCGTGTGGTCTGAGCTCTTGATCGGTGAGTGGGGCGCACTCGAAATCATCACGGATCCCTATCGCCTGAAAAAACAAGGCATGATCGAAGTAACAAGCTTTGTGATGGTTGACGTTAACGCCCGGCACGCCAAGGCCTTCTCGAAGGGCACCGGCCTCACTAACACCTAAGCGAGCGAGTGAGGGCGCGGGAGCTCGGGCGCGATGATTAGTCGCCGCGGATTCTTCGAGCGGCGATATTGGAGGCAAAGACAAAACATGCCACCCGTAGGCTTTGGCCGTCAGGATAAAACGCGCCGGGTGCGCTTTCGGACCAACGTCTGCTATGCGGGCACCGATTACGGTCCGGACTATGACGAGGACGAGGCCGAGGTCCCGCTCAATTTTGCGTTTGAGCTCGTCAACGATGGCCGCGCCGAGTTGATCGACGATGGCCCGGACGAGGCCGAGATCGACGAGACGATCGGCCGCACGGCCCCGGCGAAAAAGACCGCGACGAAGGGGCGCAAGTAATGTGCCGAGTGGATACGAGAAAGAGGATCTCGAATCGTTCTTTGAGGTGGACGGCGTGGGCGTGCTCGGGCGCATCACCGGTCCCGGCCCGCCACCT